CACGGCCACCAGCTTCCGACAGGGCCGGGAGCTTGCCGCTGATGGTGCCGATGTCCTTGGACGAACCGTACAGGTTGCCCGAGCCTTGGAGCGCGGTGGCACCGAAGTTGAGCGCCAGGGCTGCGTCCTTCTTGGTCGAGTTGGCGTACTTCACCTGGACGTTCGTCAGGGTGATGTTCGTGAAGCCGGTGCCACCCGAATCGGCTGCGCCGGCGACAGCGACCATGCCCGAGGCGTTGTCGTTGATCGTGGTCACGGCGGCAGCGGCCGTCGCGTTGGCACGGGCCAGGACCAGAGCCGGGTAGGTCACGTACCAGACGGCGTTGGTGATCGCCACGCCAGCGGCGTCGATGCCCTGGTCGTTGATGTTGGCGTCGTCGAGCATCGGGAGGTAGTGGTACTTCTTGATCTTCTTGCCCATGTTCTTGGGCATCGAGGTCGTGTCAGCGAGCTGACCGAAGTACTGCTCCTTGGCAGCGTCGATGAGAGCCTTCTTTTGGTAGAACTCGTTGACGATCTGCGAACCGACCGTCGAAGGGGTGCTCGGGGGAGCGTTGAAAGAGCGGGACATTTTGGTTCCTTACTTGTACTTTGCGTTTGCGATCTTGAGGAACTCGTCGTCAGGCAGGTTCAGAGGGTTGAAGTCCTCCTTGACTGGCGTCGAGGCCACCGGTTTTGTTGAGCTTGCAGCTCGCCTTTTTTCCTTCAGCTTGTCGTCTTCGACCTTCTTCGGTGCTGGTTCCACAACGACTGGCTTCTTGGCGGGTTTCTCCTCCGGAGCGACCGGGGAGGTGAACTCACCTCGAGCATTCATCGCGTCACCGACTTGCCGGTAGGCTTCGATGTCCGACAGACCACTCAAGCGACCAAAGAGCCGTTCACTGGCAACTTCCTTCTCGATTCGGTCGTAGATCCCACGTTCCATGTGATCGTTGATGACCCTCAAGATGGCTGGTTTGCCTGCCACGAGATCCCTGGATGCTGCATCCCACTCCTTGCCCACCACATTGACGGTTCGAAGGTAGTGATCACTGGAGGAGAGCTCCTCCAGCACACTGTCCAGCTCCTGCTCTGTGTCAGTCGGCGCAAAAGTAGTCTGCTTGTATCCGCTTGCTTTCTCGGCATCCAAATCCATCGGATTGATACCGCTCTCCGAAATGAGCTTGTTGATTGCTGCCGGGTCTTTCTTACCCAGGTCAATCAAAAAGCCCACTTGTTGCTCGCTCATGAAGCCACTGGACTCCAGCATCTTCATCAGCTTCAAACTTGGCTTCAAAGCAGCCATCTTCTTGTTGTAGTTCGCACCCATTTGCATGAGACTGATGGCGTCTTCTACAGACTTCACCTTAATCTCGTGCCCATTGGCCTTGAACGGAGCAAGTAGCCGCTTGTATTCCGCTTCGTAGTCTACTACATCTTTAGACTCCGATTCAGCTGGCTTTTGTTCGTCTTTATCAGACTCAGCCAGCTTTTCCTTCTGTTCAGCATCCTTAGCCGGATCTTCGGCCTCGGATTCGGGGTCTGCGTCGGGCTTGTCGCCCTCCTTGACACCCTCATCCTCGCCTTCGACCGGCTTGTCCTCGGTCTCTACCTTGGCTTCCGCTGCTTTGTTGGCCTTTGCCAGCAGTGCAACGTACTCTTCCGGGGTATTGGCCTGCTCAATGGCGGAATCTTCAGCACTGAGGAAGTCTCCACCGGTATCGACCGGGGCTTCTTCACCTTCAGTGGTGGTGGTGTCCAGTTCTTCAGCGACGCCTTCGTCCTGAACTGCGCCTTCTGCGGCGGTTTCGGTCACGACGCTCATTGCGTACCCCCACGTTGTTCGTCAGCTTCGTCCTGGGCCAGCTGCTCCAGGGCTTCGTCCCCGTCAGCCAGCTCTTTCAGGGCTTGTCGGCCTGCGTTTTCGACGGACAGGAAGTGGGAGTACAGGTTGGCGATGGAATCGATGGCCAGGAGGATCGAGGCCTGGTTGTGTGGGGCCTGGGTGTCTGGTGCACTGCGCAGGTGAACCAGTCGGACGGCCTCTTCCTTGAAATAGCCCTCCAGAATGACAGCCTTGAAGTCCCGATTGGAGCGCAAACGCTCCAGAGACTTGGCTAGATCGAGGTTCTTCCGAGCATTCTTCATGCTCAGTTCAACTTGGGCGCGGTCGGTGTCGATACTCATTTGTTGTCTACCAGTGCTTCTAAAGTTAATAGAGGAATCGAGGCACTGAGCCCCGATTCACCCGAATATAACCGTTATTTCTTGGCTTTGTCCTTCGCTTTGGCCTTCATGTACTCTTTCAGCAGGTCTACTTGCCGGTCTTTGTCACGTTCACCGGCCTCAATACCATGCTCCAGAGCCTTCATTTGGCCTTGGCTACGGGCCTGTTCCCCAATCTTCTCCAGATCGCGGGCTTGCTTGGTTCCAGACTCCTGTTCCACGAAGTCAAGGTTGGCTGTGTCGGTCTGAGCGCGGGTCAAAGCAGCATCTGCGGCCTCGGATTCCACCTTTGCGACGTTCAACTGAGCAGTAGCACCTGCTTGTTGAGCCAAAGCGTTCTCCTTGGCGATCTGAGCCAGCGCCAGATCCAGCTGAGCCTTGGCCAGGGCCTGTGCCATGGGGTCTGGCTCGGGCTGGTACTCCTCGATTCGCTTGGCCATGTCGGGCATCTTCCGCAGGCGGGCGATGTCGGACAGGATCATCTTGTTGAGCTCCGGATCCATGGTGTTTCCGGTGGTCTGGAGCAGGAAAGCCAGCTGCTCCGCCTTGTTGTTGTCCTCTTCCGCAGTGGAAATCGACAGCTCGAGGTCGAAGTTGCCTGGCAGATCGTCCCGTTTGACGGCCACGAACTCCTCGTTGGTGACCCGGATCACTTCCTGCTCTTCCAGGAACTCGGCATTCATGGCGATGATCTTTCGACCGATCTGCTCGATGCCCGTGCTGAGCCGGCGCAGGATGCCCAGCTCACGTTTGGAGGCGGCATCCAGTGCGCCACGAACGCCAGCCGCGACGTCCCCGAGACTTGCTCCGGAGACGCCCTGGCTGAAGCTCTTGACACCGGTCATGGCTTCAGCTTCCATGTTCTGGAGCTGCACCATGAACTGCGCTGAGGCCGGAATATCCGGGTACGTGTGCATGTACACGTTGGTCCGGGGGTCCATGCCAGGGTTGAACTCGTAGTCCTGGCCGCTGTCGAACTTGCGACGGTTGGTGACGTCCAGGAACTGCTTGCTGGTACCCGTCTGGCCATTGGCCGACTTGCCCATGATGTCGATCATTCCTCGGGTGACGGCCCCCAGGATCTTCTGGTTGTCCAGGATCAGCACGCCATCGGGCTCGCCGTAGTTCGACTTGCGCACCGGGAGGTAGTGCACCAGGACGAGAGGCAGCTCCTTGTCCGGATAGGGGTTCTCTTCCAGGCGGATCAGGGTGTCACCGACCCAGGTGGCAACGATCGGCTTGACGGTACCGTCGCCATTGATGTCCCAGTTGCCCCAGTACTCGTAGGCGATGAACTTCTTGCGGGGTTCGTCCAGGAAGTTGAAGCTGCCCTCGGCTCCCTCGCTGGCCTTGTGGTCCGGCTCGTTCAGGATCGAGCTGTTGGAGATCAGGATCTTGTCCAGATTCTTGTACTTCTTGCCTTCCTTCTTGAGGGTGGCCAGGTTGGTCTCGAAGCTGAACACGCAGAAGTTGGCGTTCTTGACCACACCCATGGCGGTGGGGTCCAGGTAGACGTTGTTGAAGTTCCAGACTTCCACGGTGGGCTTGTTGCACACCGTCTTCATCTCCTTGTAGGTCTCCTGCTCGCCGGTGATGGTGGGGCGAATGGGCATGCCCCGCTCTTCCGACATCTGCAGCGCCTGCTTGAGCTCGTCCGGAACGTCCGTCTGGAACTCGCTGGGCGACTTGTCACGCATCTCGGCGATGTGCTGGATCGTGGGCGCGAAGGTCTCGTCCTCGGTGTAGACCACCTTGGGCCGGGTCTTGGTGACTTCCTCCTCGATGAACTCCCAACCCGTCCGCACGATGACCGTGCCCTCGTCCACGGCGGTACGCACGTACTCGTCGATGAACGTCACCTTGTCGATCTTGGTGTTGAACTGGTGGTTCAGCACGAGCTGGTTCTGCTGGGAGGCCTTGCGGTCTTCCCAGCTCACAGGCTTGACCTTGTAGAGCTCCTTGGTGGAGAGGAACGGCTCGCTCAGGGCGGCGTATCGCCACTCGGCCTGGCGTCGGATCAGTGCCGGCTGGACCTGGCTGCTGCCCTTGGGTACCTTGGGCTTGGCGCTGCCCTCCACATGCAGGTTGTCAAGCCAGCCTTCCACCTTCACCCGGTGGCTGTCGTGCATTGGCTTGGCGTCCTGAAGATCGTTCTTCAGATCCTTCAGCTCGGGGGCGTTCTTCCAGCCTGGCTGCAGGTTCGCCGGCGCATTCGCCGCGAGCCGGTTGACTTCGCTCATATCACTCATGTTCTTGTTCCTTTAGATCCAGCCATTGCGCTGGAAGCGGGTGCTCTGAGCCACCTGGTCAACCTGGTAGCCATTCATCTCCAGCCGAGCGCAGGCGTTCTCGTACTTGGCGTAGTAGCTGTTGCCGGCGTTGAACTCCTGGCCCATGCCGATCGGGTTGTGGGCACGCGAAGCCACGTACCAAAGCAGGGCCTCGAGGTGGCTGTACGGGAGCTCGACATCGACACGCGCCGGGTCGAAGTAGCCCAGCGGGATCACCACTCTGGGGTGACTGGCCCGGTAGACGATCGTCAGGTTGTCCGTCCGCAGTTCCTGGGGCGTGGACTGATCTCCCGAAACCATCCCCTTCGGCACCCGGAGTACGGCCGCGCTCGGGGTGTAGACCGAGTAGTCGGCCAGGACATCGTTGATGTCCATGCAGAATCCGCCGTCCGTCCTGACCTCGATGATCTTCAGGATGTCGTCGTCGAACGGGGTCTCGGGCGTGTCCAGCAGGTAGCGCACATCAGCCCGCGCACGGCGGGCGTTGACGGCGTAGGCACTGGTGATCGGGTAGACCGACTGGTTCGGGATCAGTTGCAGCTTGATCTGGTTCTCTTTCAGGGTGAACCGGGTGAACAGCTGAACCAACCCAAGATTGATGTGGTTGACCAGACTCTGCCAGTTGCTCTCGTTGATAACCCCGGCTTCTTGGCCGCCGAGGCTGATCTGCGAGAACTCAGCCGTACTGAGTTGGTCGAAAATCTCTTGGAGTTTCATAGAACTACCTTAAACGATGTATGAACTGAGTTGATCGTCGGTATTGTCCTCTACTTCTATGTCCCACATCACATCGGCCTTGCCAGACTGCCTTTTTTCCTCCAAAGGTGCGTCTTGGCTAGGTCTCCAGGTCTTCATCACGCCCAACATGGAGATGGTGTCCAAGAAGTCGTCATTCTTCGACTTGAAGCCACCAACCGAAACTAAGCCCAACTCAGCCATGGCTTCGAGCAGCTCAGGCTCCATCTTCTTTTCCACAGGGAAGAAGAACTTCTTGGCCTTGAACAGGGGCACCATGACCATGAAACTCTCGAACTTGGTGGCCTGGGTGTCTCGACGGATGCCCGGATCACCTGACTTCTGGTTGCTGGCCAGGGTGAAGTAGATGTTTCGCTCCATCATCTCGTTCTGGATCCAGGGGATGAAGCCAGCCTGCTGACCGTTGATCTCGATCCCCACGGACTGGGGCTTGTAGATCTGGGCGAAGGCGAAGACGTCATCGACGTTCTTGTCCATGAGTTGCCGGCGCACCTTGCCGTCCACCCAGAGCCAGTCGCCCACGTTGTTCAGCGCCCAGACGCTCGTCACCGAGTAGTCGGCCTTCTCCTTGATGGAGGTGGCGAAGTCGGTCGTGATGTAGAAGTTGAACCGGCCCTTGTTCCGCATCAGGGCGTCGCGCTTGTACCAGCCGATGTCCGAGTCCCGGATCACCCGGTCCTCTTCGGACATGATTCGCAGCATCAGCTCCTGGTTGAAGCTGGCGATCTTCCCGGTCTTGACCGCCTTGTCGTACTGCCTCTTGACGTAGGCGTAGGTGAAGCGATCCGGCCAGGAACCCCGGAAGTCCTTCTCCTCACAAGGGAACTGCTCGCACACGGGGAACACGTTGACCGACCAGGCCCCGGATTCGACTGCCTTGTAGAGCGGGTCCTTCGCATTGAAGGGCGTGCCCGACCAGATGATCATGTTCCGCTCAGGATCCAGGGCGTAGTCCACGGCCTTGTAGACCGTATCCTCCACAGCGCTGATGACAGTCTCCGACCTGGCGTCCTCGTCCGAGATCAAGTCGTCAAGCACCGCCAGCTGCGGGCGCACGCCCATTTCCTTGGCACCCCGCACACCGGTCTTGGCCCCGTAGCCCTTGACGATGAAGGTCTTGCCGTCAGCGTTCTTGAACTCCCACCGGATGTCCGTGAACCGGGCCATCGGGATGTACTGCTTGAGGAAGTCGCTGTTGTCGCGGCGGAACTCCAGGTTCTTCCGCATGTTCTTGACCCCGTTCTCGATGGAGTCAGACACATAGATGGCCAGGTTCAGCTTCCCGAAGCCAGGCAGCTCACCGTACACCGCGATGTACAGGAACAGGTACTCGCCCATCAGGGTCGTCTTTGCGACGCCCCGATGGCAGAGGTTGATGATGTTGGTTCCACCTTCGGAAATGGTGTCCAGCATCCGGTAGTGGACCAGCGGGGTCTTGTGTGATTCACCCTGCGCGCCGTTGACCAGCTTGATGAATGACACAAACTCCAGCGCGAACACGCTCGGGATGTAGGTCGGGTCGATCTTGTAGTCGATGGCGTCCAGGTACTCCTCGACGGTCATCGCGCTCTCGAGCGCTTCCTCTACAGGGTCCTGCTTCTTCATGCACGGCCCCACTGACCGAAGGCCCGGAAGTCGATCGCTCGAGGTGCGACCGGCACGGCCTGGAACTGGGGAGCCTGCACCTGACCGAAGGAGGCCAGCTGCTGGGCCATGTCAGGCTGGGGAGCCTGGGCCACCGGCTGGTTCTGGGTCGCCAGGAACCGTTCCCATGCTTCCTGGTCAGCGGTCGGTACTGGAGCTGCGAGCTCTGCGCGAACCGGCTCGGCCGGTGAGCTTGCAGCGAGCATCGTCACACCAGGAGTCGCAGGGTCAGCCGGAACAACCGGTGTCTCACCAGGTTGAGGACGGCGTGTCCCCCGGCTGATCCCTGCTTCACCATTCCTACGCGCCTCCACCTGGGCGGCGTACTTCTGGCCCTCGCCATAGCCGGCCAGGCCAGCACTCAAGCCACCAGCACTCTTGGACCTGGCGGCCAGGTAGTCGCTGGCGAACCTGACTTGTTCGTTCAGGTCCTTCGAGGTCAGGGGCTTCACCCCATACCCTGGATCTCGGCCCGTGCTCTCCAAGATCCCGAACGGCCCGAAGGCCGTACTCACCTTACCCGTATGCCCCGCCACCCGCCGACCATCAGGTCCAGCGGCGTAGTGGTACGCACCAGGGTCATCGAGGTACTTCTGGTTGCCTCCAGTCTCCTGCTTCCACACAGAAGCCATCGTTCCGGTAGGAAACCCATGTCGAGCGTCGGCATCTGCCAACAGTTTCTGCAAATCTTGCGCTGCCATTGGGTTTACCCCCTTTGAAACCAATGGCAGCGAGTTTAACCGGGCTAGACCTACACTGTCTTAGCCTCCACATCAACAATGTTGGACTCTTCCATAACAATCTTGGAATGAGCGGCCTCCTGTGCAGTAATCATGCCTGCACCGATCTGCAACCGCTGCTGTTCAGCCAACCGCAGGGTTTCAGCCCGCAGAGCCTTGATCGAGCCATCCTCAGACACCCCAACCGACAACTCCACCTTCTGTACCTCCGGTGGCTTCAGGTGTGTCAGCAGACTGTTGGCCGCATCACTCCGGACCTTCGGGCTCACCGAGTAGTCGGTCATCAGCTCGAACTGGACGTTCAGCGCCTTCTGGAAGTAGTCCTGGTTGTAGATGTGCACCGGGATCATGGTCTGGGTCAGGATGGCATTGACCAGCTGGCCCTTGTTGTAGGCCGAGACGTAGGAGCTGATGTCCTTGTCGGAAGTCCCCTGGGCCACGAAGTGAGCCATCTTGTCGGGGAAGGTGCGGCTGTAGGACTCGAGGTTGTTCCGGCCCATCATCTTGTGGCTGACGTACTTCACGGCGTCCAGATACCCCTGGACCTTGTACTTCCCATCCTTCATCACCGAGGCATGGGAGATCAGGTTGTCCCGGTAGTTCTCGAAGAAGGTCGGGTCACTCATGACCTTGTTGACCTCATCGATCAGCACCTTGCTGACAGACTTCTTTACCTTATCGGGTAGAGCAGCCTTGAACTCCTCCTCCGTGAGCGGAGTGACCCCCAACACAGGGGCAGGAACAACAGTAGGGGATTGAGTGGACATATTGCACCGTAGAGTTAGGTTCTAGGTGCATATAGTACGACAGAGTTGAACTCAGTCGGATTGTTGTAGAAATACAACGAAACTTTTTGGGAATTTTGATAGAGGGGTA